CCTGACCGTTCTGTCAGATAAACGTTAATTTATATAACGTTTATTAGTTTTTCCCATCTTCCAACTAATAACTATCAAACATGTCAACTAACATTAACATCAAACAATCACCAACTAAAACAAAGTCTTCGAATGCAAAGACCAACAAAAATTCATCATCCAAACCAAAGCGTAAGGAAAAACCTCGTCAAAAGAAAGCTCAAAAGTTTCGCAACTCTTTATCAAAGAATTGTTACTCTGACTTGCTCAATGATCCATTTCACTCTCCACCTTGTAGAATTGGGTTCGGCACAATGGTGCCAACTCAGTTAGGCTCAGTCGTTTATCGAGCTTCTGTCGCAGCTAATGCAGACGGATCTATGGGTGTTTTTGTGAATCCCTCCGTGACTGCCGGCCCTATTTATATAGCGAATTCCGGATTCACGACTGCAACATGGACAAGCACTGGGTGGCTTAACTTAGCCGCCTACCCTGCTACGATCATCTCAGAATGTCGAATTATCGCCTTAGGTCTTAAACTAACCCCACTTGTAGCTGAAACTGTAGCCCCTGTTACAGCCTTCGCTGGGGCCATTGCTGGTGTGTCAACAAATACCATCGGTGCTTTAACGCCTTCACAAGCTTCCTCATATACAGCTCTCTCCCCTTTTATTGTTCGCGGAGAGACATTGATGGCCTGTTCACGGCCATTGGATAACTCTGCTTATGAATTTCTTGTTCAAAACTACACCACAACCACCAACAACTTATACCCTTCGTCAATCCCTCTAATAGTGTTATCGGGATTACCAGCTTCCACACCAGTGTTAATAGAGTGTGTGATGCATTTTGAGTATATACCTGTTGTTAACACCGTCACAACTCGTCAGTACAACACCGACTTTCAACCTTCAGAGCCGAAAATTTCAGAAAATTTTTCGTCCGTGGAAAAGTTATGGGAGTATACTACTGGACGTTTAAATCCGTCCGCGGTCTTCGACTTAGCGGCCTCATTCACAAATTTAATGACTGCAAGAACAATCCGTAGGGGTCTCATGGGACCACAGGGAGGACTCGCACTCGAATGACAAACCCCCACCCCCCTTATGGGGGAAGAACAAAAACACACACACACACCATCACAAAACACACTTACCGTCATAATACCAACTAACACACACCCAAAAATTCCTATCATACCCGATAATTCTGTGTTAGGAGAACAGTCACCTGAATACGTAATCATTAATCCTCATTCGGAGGGTAATACGATCTATAACCCTTTGTTTGAGGATCGATGGTACATTTTAGAGGATTGATCTCTTATACGATAAGTTGGAGTCTTACTCTCCACCTCTCTATTGACGCTCATGTCGTCAATAAAGTTGAAATATAACATGAAAGCGTTTTAAACCCCCCACACTTAAAATGTCTTACTCTAAATCACAATCACACACAAAATCTCTCGAAGAGTTACTTAACGCTACTCCTATAGTTGCATCAAAGGATAGTAGAAAATCAGCTGCTCCAAAAGCTGTAAATTTTCTTTATCCGAAATTTACTCCCGTAGGAAAGGATGTTACATCTAACTCTTTCAAAAGTTTCCTTGTTGAAGCTAGGAAATTTGATAATAAGGGGAAACTGGTACCCCTTGTGACCCCAGCCAAGTCACTACAGATACCATACACACAAGCAACCTGGAAATACTCGTGGTCAGCAATGAGACATGCTCATGATGATGCTATGTATAATAGGTTGATGAATGCCGGTTTAAGTCGTTATGCAACACCAACGACAACAATGGTTAGATCAAACGGAACAAGACGTGGATTGTTGAATCGAATGATATCACAAATCTGTGTCAAATATTCTCTTCCCAGAGATAAAGATATAGGTTATAAAATGTCACAAGTTTTACCATTTCACCCTGTCCCAGATGAATACTTTAATTTACCGATGGACGGAAAGCATCCAGCTTTCAGTCAAATAAACACCAAAGCCTGTGCTGGTTTACCTTATGCGTACATATCAATGGATAACAACACATTACCTAAAGTTAGTGATACAACTACTCTTAGAATTGATTACAATTCTAGTGCTGGTTATTATTATGATGACAATGGAGTTAAAGTGCCTGTGAAACCTGGAGATCCTGTACCATTAGGTAAACCAATGCTGATAGTTCAACATGCGTTGGTGTGGGCCAGAAGAATTTTAAAAGTAGTCGATGATGCAGAAGCGACGAAATATGTAGGAGTGAAGTTAAATAATTTTTATGAAATGTACCCTGATTTAGGAGTATTTATGCTTAAAAGAAAAGATGAGAAAGGGGAAAGAGTGCATTTCCCTCCGAATTTAGATGATGAAGTTCAAGCGAAATTAGCTAAAGTTCGACCTTATGGATGTCAACCATTACCGACAAGGATGTTTGGAATGTATGCGGGGAGCTATGTTGAGAAATATATAAAGAATTTCTCTGAAGACCCAAATAGTATTAGTGCTTATCATTTTAGCCAATTCTATGGAGGTGCTCAGAGAATATTTGATTATATGGATTATCACTATAATAAAACTGAAGCAACATTCTGGGGCCTTGCCTACGGTGATGATCAATTGTGGACAATTAGGTTGGACGATGGAGAAGTTTTGTACTTGACACCTGATGTCAATGCGATGGATATGAACACAAGAAGTGACACAATAAAAGCCTTTTATGACTGGATAAGAGTGGTAGTTCCTAATATACCAGAATTACAGAAGAAATGTCTTATTGCTCATTTGGGCAATGCTTTTATACATAGAATTCACGTCGATGGTTCAGCTATAGTCGAAAAGACAGAAGCGCTATTTTCAGGAATCTCATTAACAACAATTATAAATATAGCCAATAGTGCAAGAATACAAATTATAGTGAAAGATGAATATGAAAATTACAAAAAGAAAAATAAAAAGTTAGGGGTAGGGGAAGCAATAAAAGTATTGGTGTCTGCATTTGCAAAAGTGAAAGCATCATTGGGTTATACTTTTAAAGGGTTGGACGAGCTTGAAGCGATAGAAAAGCGTTCGGGGTACGAAGCGGTGTTGGACGGTTATAAAGGACAATTTCATTATGCAAAATTTGCAGACAAAGAGGTTGAGGGTATTCCCCTCCCTTTCTTGTCAAATAAAATAGTAATATATAACAAGAAACCAATTTGTGCTCCTTACGAACCTTTTAAGTTTGGCGCGTCCTTGGTGTTACCAAGCAGTTTTGGACAAAAAGGATTAGGAACGAGGATATCACAAAATGAAAGATGCTTTGGTGTATATTTTTCAGGAGGGTGGATGGACACACATTTAACAAAAGTTTTGGCTGAAACAATTTCAGAGAACAACAAAGTTTTGGGCAACCAAAAAGCTGGTGTTTCAGAGTTGAATTCTAGTATCGAAATGGACGTGTTAGAAGTGATGGACAAACTAGACTTTCGAGAATTACCATCAGTGGAATTTATGGCGGATATGAATCAACTTTCAAAAGAGGAATTTGTCACAAAATATTTAGGTAAACCAGCAGATACAGATCCTAAAGTGGACAAATCAAAAGATGAAGTATTAGAGGTGGCAACGAGTAGTTACGATGTCATCAGAGAAATGTTGGAAGACGATGAGGAAGATATTGATATTGGAGATTTGAAGATGACACCTATTGATAAAGCAAAGATGGGAAATTATAATGCTTTAAATAAACAGGAGGAGAAGGATAAAGAACACAGGAGAGTGTTGAAGAAGTTGGAGAAGAAAACTCATGAGTTCGTTCAGAAACATGTGAAACCTGAAAAGGTTGACTATTTTGCAAACAAGATTGGTAAAGATGATTTTGATATCGATCAGTTTATGGAAGAAGTCGCTCAAGAGTTGGATCCTTACGATGATAGTGCTGAATCTGCCCAAGAAGAATTGAGTGATGAGATTAGATCGGAAATGTCGCGATGGGAATCGTGGCAAGAAGAACATGGTCTTAGAGAAGAGCAAGACAAACCTTTAGAGGATGTCTATGAAGTACCAGAAGAGGAAGGATACGATGAAGATGAAGATCTCCCACCCCCAGTACCTGAGTGGAGGGGATATTCGAACTACGATAAATTCGAGTTTGGAGTCGGAAGAGGAGGTTTTAATGAATAATTTATTATTTTGTACCGTCGTTGTTACTAATTTGGTGCGTCATGACAAGTGTCCGAG